GGTGCAACATGGCCATCGGCCAGCACGTTGACAGTCTTGCCCTCTAAGTGCGACAACCCAGAAAAACTCTTGCGGGCATGCGCCCAATGGGTAGTGGCTGTGCTGCGCAGCTCGGTGGCCACGTCGCGGTTGATCGTCACCGTGACTACCGTGCCGCTGGTGCGTGCCGTGATAGCCAAGCGCAGGATTCTGTCGTCGTCGGCGGTCAAATGAATCTCGCTACCCACATCGCCCGCCACAAAGTAGCTGGCGCTGGCTGTTAGCGTAAACGTGGCCGCGCTGCCGTAAGTCCACGCACCGCTGGAGGTGAGCGTCATGGTGGTAGCACCTGTATTTCTGCCATCGTAAGACAAGCCAGAATCGACAAAGAAGGCGTTCTTGATGTCAGTGATGTAGCGCGTGTTCATACGCTCCACATACCGCTTGGTGACACCGCCGATGGTGCGCTTGACTGCAATGTAGAGCGCGTCTTCTGTGCCTTCAGAGATCACGCACACGCTCTCAACCTCGCCGTCAGTGTCGTGCCGGTGCCAGCCAATGACCTGCTGCTCGCGCATGTACGTCATCGACAGCAGTACACCATCGTCACGCACGCACCACAGGCACGTAAAGGGCACCTGCTGATACGCCCATTCCTCAATTGTGTAGCCCTGCACCAGGTGCGAAGACAGAATCGTCAGATCGTTGCCGGTGTAGGAATCGGAGGCGAACTCATAGCCCAGATCCCGCACCGTCGATCCCTTGTCCTGCAAGTACAGCGCCGTGTTACCAATTACCTGCGGTGGCACCGTTGAGCTGCCGCGGTAGCCTTGCTGCTTGATGTTGATCGACGACGGCGAGATCGTGTCATTCTCAGCGCCGGCGACAATCCACTCACCGCCCGATGTCAGCAGCACCAGCTTGTCTAAGGTCAGCATGTGCCTAATCGCATTGACCTGGCGCGAGGCGATCGTAAAGTTGACCGCGTCATCATCAGCAATCGGATTGCTCTTGCCAAAATCCACGTAGGCATTGGTGCGCGACATCCACACCGTCTGTGGCTGCGCAGTCGTGTTCGCAAAACACAGGCGCTGTTGGTGAAATGCGACGCTGGCCGGATAGCCTTGATTGCCGCCCCAGGCTTCAAACGCCCACTTGTAGCTGGCCGTGGCGGTTGTCTCGTCCGGTATGCGCAAGATGACCGTCGCCGTTGCGCTCGTGCCGCTGGCCACAGCGGTGATGCGACAAATACCAAAGCCTGGGTGCAAGAAGCGCCAGGTCACCGCGCCGTCGGACCAGTCGTCGGCCTCGTGCGTTGGGCGCAACGAACCGGTGGTTGCCGCATTGGTTGCTTGGTAATACTTGCCGTCAGAGCGCCGGATGTCATTTAACGCCACCGCTTTGCCGGCCTCCCAGGGCTGGCCAAAGTTCTTTTGTTCCAGGTAAAACAGTTGCCCCACGTGATAAGACTGAAACAGCGAACCGCCACTGACTGTGAGCGTAACAGTGCCGGTCGTTGCACTGGATTGGACAATCAACGACGTGTTGGTGTTAATGTCTTGAAACGGGCCTTTGATGTTGTCGAACTCAGCCACGGTCCAAGCGTCGTGCGCGGTTCTGCTGATGGTGCGCGGCTGGTAACTTGGGTGGCACACGTACAGCACGTCGGCCGACTGCGTAAAGTTGAGTAACGGAAGATCGGATTCCGACCAGGGTGTGGCCACGTTGACCGGCGAGCCCGCCGAGCCGCCCGAGCTGTAGACCACCTGGCCGCCGTCCTTGTAGACGCGCATGGTCTGGTGGCCAAACTCCAGCACATAGGTTTGCGTCGTCGAAAACGCGAACGGGATCAATCGATGGCGCCGGCTGCTGCTGGCGACCTCGGCCAAAAACTTTGTGCCGGCGCGATTGCGCACGCCGCCATAGGCTTGCACAATAAAATTGCGGCAGGTCTTTAAGCTCGTGCCGTAGCGTGCCAGGTCGACGCGACCGTACAGCGACGGCGAGAGCTCACCCCCCGTAAACGACGCCTGTATTAGGCTGCTGCCCATCGAGCACTCCCCGTATTGCGATAAATTCGGAATCTGGCGCCGATTGTTCGGTGCTTTCAGTCAAATTGCTTGCCGCTGCCGATGAGGCCACCATCATGTAAGCGCTGCGCGCCTGCTCGGCCACCTTGGGCTGTACAGCCAGCGGCATGGCAATTTCAGCGGCAATCAAATAAGACAGCGCCGAGGCAAACATGGGGTCGAAGATGGTGGGGTCTTCAATGCGCTTGGTGTAAATCAGCTCGGCCTGATCCAGGTTGCTGTAGATAACGCGCTGGCCGTTGTAGTAACCCGTCTCAAACGGAATACGCTGGTCGCTGCGCGGTGCGCGCAGGCCCGGCGGAACGATAGCGCGGGCCTTTAGGCAGTCACTGGGATAGACGTACATGTACTCCCAATTGGTTGGCGCGTCGCCCGCCTCAGACAATGCCACGCGGGTGTTCGCAAAATTCCACGGATAGTCGCGCAGCGCGTAGTCGCGCATCTGCTCGTAGAACAGCGCGCAGACGCGTGCTTCGTTGCTGGGCTCAGTCAGCGAAGAAATGAAACTGGACACGCCAACTCGTGCCAAGGCCATGTTGCAGATGGAGATGACGGACGCTGCCATGGATTAGCCCTGCCCGTACATGACTTCGGCTGGATCCTTGCGCTCACCTGGCGAGAGCTCCAGGTCAGTGAGCTGGATCTCCACACTCATCGACTTGCCGTCGTCTTGCGTCTCGTAGGCGCTGGTGCTTTTGACGTAGCCCATGGCCATGACGTTCATCTTTTTTTCGAGCTCGTCCTTACCCAAGGTCAGGCACAGGCCATACGGGTATTGCGGCTCCTCGTAATCAGTTGCCATCTCGGTAGACTTGGCGTCCGGGCTGCGTTTCATATCGACCATGTCGGGCTCCGCTGTGAATTCGTAAGGCAGGGGCACGTAGCCCCTGCGGTGTTTCAAATAACTTCGCGCTCGCTCACAGGCACATCAGCCTGCAGCTCGCTCAAGGCAATGGGCTCTTGCTTCTTTGCCCTGGCCTTGGGTTTTTCGACAGGTGTATCGTCAGCGACTGGCTCAAACCACTTGCCCTTGGCGCCTGGTTTGATCTCAAACACAGCGCCAGCGCGCTGACGCACACCGCCATAAAAGCCGTCAGTGATTGCTTTGACTTTCATGTCGGTGCGCCCTTATCAGATGGCGTCAGCCGTGGCGACCCACTTGGCCACATCAGTGGTCAGGAAGGCGTTGATCTTGCCTGCCGTCACAGTGGTGGTGCCAATGGTGGCCAAGATGCCGAGATAGCGCTCATAGGTGCCATTAGGCAGCGCTACTGCAGCGATCACACCACCCGCATTCAAGGCAGCCGAGTTCGCCGCAGCGTCGTCGGTCACCAAAGATGCAGAGGTGTAATGCACGCTGGCAGAGCCATCGGTGGCAATAGCTGCTGCAGCGTCGGACGCCAGCTGGAACTGGATCGTGCCGGCAGAGCCGCCGGTGATGATCTCCGTGTCAGTCTGGATGACCAGGTACAGAGGCTGGCCGTTGCCGATGTCGCTGGACGTGGCGCCCAGGTCAATCACGTCACCGATCAGCGCGGTGCCGGCAGAACCGGCGACCGAGACTGCATCGGCAAATTCATTACGCTCGTCGAGAATCATGATGCTTTCCTTTCTTTGATTGAGCCGATTAGATGCCGGACTCGGTGTTGGTGATGGCGTCGCAGCGGCGCACAGGGATACCGTCAAACATGGTGACGTGCTTGCCTGCTACCTGTTCGATAGTCAGGGTGGAAGCCGCGACCTTGTTGGCGATCTGGCGACGCAGGAACGAACGCAGCGTGCGGTTCATGTAGAACGCAGGACGGCCCATCGACAGCGAAGGGATCAGCTCCACAGCCTGAGTCATCAAATCGATCAGGTCAGGACCGGACGCGGCATTCTTGACCAGGTCTTCCTGATCGAGGTTGACGCGAACCACATAGCGCCAGTCACGAACCGACAGACCGCAGTCCCAGCGATAGTGCGTGCGGTAGGCTTCCATGCGGCCGCCGTTGCCGTCCACGTTCTCGATGGTGACCTGGCCTTTGTCTTCCATGTTTAAGCCCGCCTTGCTGCCCTTGGGGTAGATGCCGTGGACAGTGTTTGGACCCCAGACCACCAGCCAGATCGAGGTGTTGTCGGTGCTGTCAGGTGTCGCTGCGCTGGTGATGATGTTGTCGCCATTTTCTGCCGACTGATCATTAAAGCGCGCACCAAAACCTGTGAAGGCTTCAGGCTCAGTGGCTTCGTTACCGTAGAACAGCGTCGAGGCAAACTCCTGGTTCATGCCTTCGATGTGCGCACGATCTTCCGAGAGACGAAATGCCGCGGTGTTGCCGTTCAAATCAGCCAATGCCTTGTCGACTTCGGCATACGCTTCGAGCATACCGGTCGCATCGGTCACTTGCACGGTACGCGATTTGCCAGGCTGCACGCCGCCGTACAGTTTGCGCCACGTTGGGGTGGGCAGACCGGTGCGAATGGTGGTGCGGTGGCCGGTCGGCAGGTTACCTTCAAGCCAGACCATGTCGTCCAAGATCTCGTTGGTCTGGTTCATGATCTCTGCGATCGTGTCGATCTTGCCCTGGGGGTCCAGACGCTTTGTCACGTCCAGCAGGGTTGGGTGGGTAGTTGCAAGGGTTGCCATTTAACTTCCTTTCATTTCATGTTGGGGAACATACGTTTGCTTTGGTCGGCTTCAGCGCCGCCGGCGTTACCGCCAACATGCGTGTCCTCGGCCATCGCTTTGCCAATGCGCGCAAACACTCGCACAAGCTCCGGGTGGTTTCCCATGCCGTATGAGTCGAGCGCTGATTTGAGCTCCGGCGTGCCGAACTTGTTGATCGCGTTTTGAGCATGCTTCACGCTGGGCGTGAAACTGTCGCCACCGATCTCCTTGTCCGATTTCATGTCGGATACCCACTTTGCAATCGTCTGGTTCCAGCTCTCCTGCTGCTGCTGTACGGACTTCTGCATCCGGTTGGCATATATGCTCGCCAGCTTCTGCGCTTGCTCGTTGTTCAGATTGAGCTCTCGCGCAATCGGATCAAACTCAGCTAGGGCTTCCTGGTCGAGCTCCATGCCATCGGGCAATTGAAACTCGTACTTTTCCGGTGGACCTTCGGGTTTCGCATCCTTGTTATCGGTCTGCTTGTCACCCGTATCTCCGGTGCCTGCATCAGTGGTATCGCCAGACGCTTGATCTGGTTTCGCCTGGTTCACGTTGCCCGTCGGCTCAGTGGTCAGTACGGAACCAGCACCAGCTGCGTCGCCACCTTGTGCCGTGTTTGCGGTGTTGTCCTGCACGGCGTTGGTATCTGCGTCAGCCATTGGTTCTGTCATCCTCTTTGGATTCGTTCATCATCACGACGTACTGGTCAGCAGCTGCTGCCATCACGTCCGCCAAAACAATGAGGCCGATGTTGCGCTGGCCTTCATTAAAAAACGTGGTGCTGTTTCCCGTAAACGATGTGCGAAACACACCAGCCCGGTCGAGCAAACGCCACACAAATCGGCGACCTTCGCGGGTGGACATCATCTTCTTCATGTCCGCCAGCTCGATGTCGCGCAAGCGCTCATCTTTGCGCTTGCGATCCTTGACCTGCGACTCTTCAGCCGCGTTGAAACTTTTGTCCTTGTCGCTCATTTCTTTGGCGGCTTCTTGCCGTAGCCCTTCTTCATGGCATCTCCTTTATCACGCGGGCGCGCCGCGCAGGTTGTTGATCATGTTGGTCAGCGCATTCTCATCAGTGACTTCTGTCTCGGAAAGGGTCTTCGCGCTTTGCGCGCCCTGCTGCGCCATTTGCATGGCCATCATCGAGTTCTGCTGCTGGGCACGCTGGGCTCGCACCTCTGCCACTTCGGCGTCGTCTTTGATGATCGACGGTGGCACGCCAAGCATTGAGCTGTACTCGTCAAGCGCTTGGTCAAAATCGATTTTGTCGAGCACCTGCGGGTTGGCTTGCGCCATCTGGCCGGCAAACTGCATCGTGCGCTCAATCGATGAGATGCCCACCATCTTCATGGCCTGGGCCATCACGCTGATGTACTCGACCGACAGATCTATGCCCTGCAGCTCTTTGGGCGGCGGCGGGATCATGCCGACCTTCATCATGATGTTAAATGCGCGATCAATCAGCGGGTCCAGCAGCTCATCGTTTAGACGCTCAAGCACGGGACCGAGCATCAAAAGCTTCTCTTCGTGGCGCTCTTGGATCTCGCGGGCGGTGATGTTGCTGCGCGAATCGTTGGCAATCATCAGGAACAAATCCTCGAAGAACGCACGGCGAATGCGGCCCTGGTTCTCCTGAATGTCCATCATCAGCTCGTTGATACGCGGGTTGATTTGGTAGGCAGGCGCAAATCCCTGGCCGCCTTGCTGCACATCCACGTAGGTCACATCCCCTGGCAGAAGGCTGGCGCGCTGGTTGCGCAGCGATGAAGGCGCCGTCATCGGTGGGTTGACTAGCTTGTCGATTGCCTGGGCCTTGCGTCGCTGCTCGAGCTGCAGCGCTTTGATGTCGCCTAACGCATCCATCGCTGGCGAATAGCCGTAGATGTCCTCGCCCGTCAGCGCCCAGCGAGGCGCCATCAGCGGGAAGTCATCAAAGCCAGACTCGCGCAGAAACTTGTCCTGGTTGTTGCCTGCCTCGTAGTAAACGCTACGAAAACGCTTGTACTTCGATGCTGGCCGGCGCTGGTCGTACTCTTGATTGGGCTCAACCACGTGGATCACATCGATCCAGGCGTCCTTGTTGCCGCGCTCGTAGAGGTTCTTGACTGTTTCCGATACTTGATCGATGCCGAACTGGCCCACCACCTGCGACACCGACATTTGAAACTCACGGTAGCACGTGTCGACATTGCCGCGGTACGACACGCCCAGCATGTAGCTGCCAATCGGATATGGGTAGCAGCGGATCACATCCTCTTGGTCCTCGAGCACCGCAAACGCATTGGTGCCAAAAACACCTAAGTCACCGTAGGTAATGGGCAGCGTGGTGTACAGATTGCTGCGCAGGAAGACTTCAGTCATGCGCGTGCGCACCAGGTCCAGCCACATCTTGACCGGCTTGAATTCGTTTAAGCCAGGATCGGGCGTGCGCAGCGAGAACCACGGGCGCGCAGGTGACGTGATGCCCGACATCATGCCGGAGGCCAGTGTGCGCACCGCCAGTGTTGCGGTGTTATCGACGATCTTGGAATTCTTGCGGTCGCCCCGGTTGCGATCGGTGACAACAAAACGGGATTGGCGCGGCAGGATGTAGTCAGACAGCTCTCGCCAGTGCTCGATAAACGACGATCGCTCGGTCTTTAATGAGCCGAGGCGGCGGTTAAACTGTTCGCGCTTTGTTTCCATCACTTCGTTCCCTTTGGCACGGAGTAGTAGCGGTTACCGTATTTCTTTACCTCAAACCCGCGTTCTTCCTCGCCCTTGACTGCTAAGTCCCAGGTCTTGTGTGACTTGCCTTTCAACAGCAGGTAGCTCTCGTCTGGCAAGCCGTACTTCTTCTTGTCCGCATCACTGGCCATCGTGACCGATCCCCAGTGGCCTTGGTTCTCGCCGCTGGCTGCTGGACCCATGCCAGCAGCCGTTGCGGTTTTGTAGTCATACCCAGAGCTCTCGGCATTGAATACCTGCTGCGCTGCTTGCGCTGGCGGCGCTGATCGCTGCATGCCAGGCAAACACACAATCAGCCACCCAGCACGGTCTTAGGTGCTGCAGTGGCTGCGGCCATACTGTCCTGGGTGTTAGCGTCCATTGCAGCCATGCGCCGGCGTTGCTCATCCTGCTCCGCGTTTACGTCTACCGCAGGCGTGGCTGCAGGCTGCGCAACAGGTGCTGGCACTGGTGCTGGCTGCGATCTGCTACGTCCAAAAAAACACATGTCATGCTCCTAGCAAAGTTTTTTGAGTCGTCGCCGCAGGCGCCTGCACGCCCATGCCGCTTGTCAGAATCGTTGATTGCTGACCCATGGCAGCTGCCTGACGGCGGCGCTCACGGTCCATAGAATCCTGAACAGCCTGCTCCTGCTCGACCGGCGCTACCGGTGGCGGAGGCGGAGGCGGTGGGGGTTTTGAGCTGCCACCAAAGCACATAGATCACCTCATGTGAATATCACAACGTGCACGGATTATCGCACCAATTTGCCCAGAATAATCAAGCGCTTTGCAGCGGATCGTATTCAGTCACCGCTGCTGCCATCTGCCCCAGACTCGGATGAATGTGCGCCAGGCTCGGCGACACCGGGTAAGCAAAGGTCAATGCCAGTGCGTCAGCCTTGTCCGGGCTTCGCCCAATCAAATCCTTGATGTCGTCCTTGTCGCACAATCTGAACTTGTCGCCCTGGAAAGTGTAGGTGGCCGCGATCAGCTCCTCGGCCAGCTCCCTATCCCGCGGCAGCGCACCGCCATCCTTGATCCACTTGGCCATCTCAAACCACATCTCGCTTCGCTTGTTGAAGTACCGGCCATCGAGCGGCTTGCCGCTGAAGTACACCTCGATCGGCGTCTTGTTGATCTGGCGCAGCGCATCCACGACCCCAACGCCATAGCCGCCGGTCGAGTCAACAAACACAGCGTCCGGCTTCCACTTGTCCATCGACAGGGCCACCTGCTGGGCGACCAACATGGTGTCCGGGATGCGCAAAAGGCGTGGCTTAAATGCCACTCTGCCCTGGCGCGGGTAGATCACCGAGCTGTCGTCGCCCTGCCTAGCCACGTCCACGCCCAGGATCTTGGCGGCAAACTCGTACTGTGTCACATCGTAGTGGCGCGACATAGCGCGCTCGACGTCCTCGGGTCCAATCAGCGCATTGGCCGAGCTCGACGGGAACACGCCGCGCACACGCACGCGCACAAAGTCGGAGTCCTCGCCGTAATCGTCGACCCACTTCTGCAGCTGGGCCTTGTTCGTCATGGCCACGGTGCGGCTATCGATCTGCCGGGTGATCCACCGGTGGCGAAAGCGCCCAAAGCATTCACGAAACCGCCCGGTGTTTAAGGTCGGGTTACCAAAGCAGCACCAGATGATCTCGGTGTTGGCGTCAGTCAGCGCACCCTCCGAGACTTCCCAGATCAGGTCAGGGATGGCGGACGCCTCATCGAACACCAGCAAGATGCGCTTGCCCTTGTTGTGCAAGCCGGCAAACGCTTCGGTGTTGCGCTCGGACCAGGCCACCATGTCGATGCGCCAGGTCTTCTCGTGCGCTGGATCCTTGGAAAACAGCGCCGTGGCGGTCAGCTCAAACCAGTGGCGCACCAGGCAGATGCGGTGCCACTTGGCCAGCTCCGCCCAGGTTTTGGTTTTGAGCTGGTTCTCGGTGTTGGCAGTCACCACGCCCTTGGTGTCCTCGTGGGTGGCGATCGCCCACAAGATCAGCCAGGACACCAGCGCTGACTTGCCGATGCCGTGGCCAGACGCAATCGCCAGCTGGATCGCCTCATCAGCCGACATGCCGGCCTGCAGCCGCTTGCCGATCTCAATCAGTGCATCACGCTGCCACTCGTCAGGTCCATCAAAGCCGACCAGCTCGCCCTGGCCCCACTCAAACGCAGCCAGCACAAACCCGAGCGGGTTGTGCGTGAACCCGGCAATGAAGTCGATCAGCTCGTGCTGAACGTCAGTAGACACGTTCGCGTGCCTGCTTGAGCTTCTCTGCCAGCACCAACTCAATCGCGCCGGATACCTCGGCCTTCATCTCACGCGGTAGCACCTTGCCCACCAGGGACATGAACGCCGTCGGGTTAGCCTCGGCCTGCTCGGCCAAGTACTGCTGGCCGCCGACTTGTTCCAGCGCGCCCAGTACCATAGCCTTCACATCGCCGTTAACTTTGTTCGGCTTTCCCTTCGGTCGGCCTCCGCCCTTGCGTAGGTTTGCCTCCGATCGATCGCGGCCTGTCAATTCTTCAGTTGCCATGTCGGTAAGTATCGGTAATTTTCTGATCATGATGCGATTCTCTCACCATGCAAGGCAATTGTGATCTCGACCTTTCCGCCTGGCTCGGGATCCTGCCAGACCAAATGCAAGCTGCGCACCTGGTGATCATCCTGCCACACTCGCGCTCGAGTCAGACTGTCGGCCAAAACCTTCCAGGCATTATCCAAATCGCGTCGGCGATTGTCTGGCGGATACAGCCGGCACTCGACTATAACGGGCACATCCAGGTTAACCATCTTGCCCTGCTGCATGACGGCGTACTGCACGTCGCGATAGAACCCTTTGGCCTTCTCGCCCAGATAAGTCCTGCCTTGCCCTTTGCGCCACATCGTGTTGCCCGAAGGTGGGTACGGTAAGGTGAGGTTGATCATCGCTTCCCCTTGACCATCATGGTGCTTTGGATGGTTGCGTCAATGCAGGTGCCTTCCATCTGCGTAATCACCTCGTTCAATGCTGTTGCCATGTTGTGCATTTTTTGCTTTTGCTCAACCAGGACTTCCTGGCACAGCGCCTCGCTCGTGAAGTAGCGCGTCTGCTGCATGAACTCGCAATTGCCAGCGATGCACAAGAAAAGCACCGGGATAAAAATTGTCATTTTTGCTCTCCTTTTTTAAGCCTGTCCCAGGGGTGTCCCATACTGTCCCACCTTATATAAGGTGGTGGGACATGGGACACTGACCGTCCCAAGGTGTCCCAGATCGTTTTGGGACAAAACTACCGCACGTTTGCTACGTTTTACGGTTAGTGTCCACTCTTGTCCCAGCAAGTCTGGGACAGTCCAATCACAAGGTGTCCCAGGCGTTTCTGGGACACTTTTCTTACAAAATCCTGACAAAACACTTGTCACTTTGATCTCTTCCAAACAGGTTTGCCGTGCCCCAAAATCTCGTGCCCGGCGCGCGAGAGCTCATCCAATCCAGCCTGCGTGATGCCCTGCTCGCCTATAAATCCCAAGCGCTTCAATGCGCCCATGACGCGCCCAGCAGTGGACTTCGATACCATCAGCGGATCCTCCAGCTGGCGAGCCGTGTGCCACTTCTGGTCAAGGATCTTCAACACGTCGATGGCCGTGATCTGGGTGCCGTCGGTGCGCTTGGCCAGCTGCGAATGGATCATGTCGCCGGCCACGTCCAGCACCGCGGAGGTCACCGGGTTGCCGTCTTCATCCAACAAACCGGGCAGCTCGACGCCCTTTAACTTCAGCATCATCTCGGGCGGAATCTCGGCGTCTTTCATCTTTGTAAAGCGCACCCGGACCAGGCCCGAGTCATCCCGCGAGACTTCGCACTCCGCGTCCACCGCGGCTTTTAATGCCGAGGATCCGCGCGCCCGCTCCATGTTGTGCCCGGCGTGATGGACGGTCGCCACGCAGCAGCCAAACGGCCGGCGCAGCCATTTGTCCAGGTGGGAGATGAAGACCGACATGTCTTCAGTGGAGTTTTCGTCGCCGGCGCCAAAGTTACGGGCCAAGGTATCGATGCAAATGAAGGCCGGTGCCTGACCACTGGCGTCGCACGTGCGTGCGATCTGCTCATACACCGCGCGGATGCTGTCCTCATCAAGCGCCGCCATGGCGCCGCCCGACTTGAACAGTGTCCCTGGGACAATCGGGACACCGTGGGACACTTCCCAGGCTTTGAATCGCCTGGCCAGACCGTTGTGGCCTTCGCCGGCGATATAGAACACCGGCCCCTGCTTGACCTGGCGCTCAAAGAACGCGTTGCCGGTGGCAATTGCGCAAGCAATGTCGACTGCAAAAAAAGATTTGCCGCCGCCCGGTTGCCCGTAGATCAGCGCCAGGGAATCCGCCTCAAACGCATCGCGCACCAGCCAGTCAATGGGCTTAATGTCAGCGATCAAATCTGACACATCAAAAAATGGGAAGTTGCCGGGATTGTCGTTACTGGATTGATCTACATCAAACGCATCGACTGTATTGTTGACAATGTCATCAACAGTAGCGCCCGCTTCGATCCAGTCGGCCAAGTCTTTACCTGACGTAGGATTGACGACTCTGACGCTGCGCGCCTTGTCTCGCAGGGTACTAATTACCCATTCAGCGTGACGCCCGCCAGGCTCGTCCTGGTCCGGCACGACCACGACATCTGCGCCCCGCAAGAGTTCCCCGAACTCCGGCAGCCACTTGTTGCCGGACCCGTTGTCCGCACCCATCGCATTGCAGGTCGCAACCAGACCCAAGGACCGCGCTACCTCAACGTCCTTCTCGCCCTCGCAGACATAAACCGTTTTGCCCTCTGCGATGGCGGCAAGAACTTCGGGTAGCCGATACAGCACCCGGCGCACACCCTTGATTGACCAGGTCCACCCGCTGCCATTGATTGGTGCGCGCTGCCTAAAATCCTTCGGCACATACCTCAGTGCCTGGTAGAGCAGCTGGCCATGCTCGTCGGTGTAGCTGTACTCGGCAATGACCTGGCCTTTTCCTTGCCCCAGATTGATTTGCACCGGTAATGGATCCGGTGAAATGACTGTTTTAGGTGTGTTCCAAAGACCGCGCGCCTTGAGTTCTGCCACCACGTCCGCCTGTGCGCAGCCTGCATGACAGTGGACTAGAAGCTTGCCGTTGGACTCTTCTTTGATAGATAGCGACGCGCGCTGGTCTTCGTGCGCTGGACAGCGGCACGACCAGTTGTCGCCAGATTTTGATGCGCCGCCTAGATGGCGTGCTATAGATTCCGAAGTTAACTGCATCCCCGTCCCATTGTTGTTTTTTTGCCCTGTCCTTAAAGATGCCAGCGCCGATATTCGGGACAGGGGAGTCGATGAAACCCTCGTTAGCTAGACAAGGGCATCGGCGCTGGCGGTTAGATTATCGCACCGTGTTGGGTTATTCTCATCAACTAGGCCGAGGCAATCCGGCCAGCGTTTGTGCGTCCAGCACCACACCACGCTTGGCCGCTTGCGCAATCAAGCTGCCCCAATGTCGCTGCGGAATCCGGCCACCCGTACCACCTAATGGCGCCGGCGTACACCAGCGAGACACCGCTGACGGACTCACGCCCACCAATCGCGCCACTGCCCGACAACCGCCCAATCGCATCACCACCGACATTGCGGGCTGCGCATCGTGTTTTGTTTTACTCATCGCTTATCTCAAAAAAAACCAACACTTACAGATTCAATAAAATCCTTCGCCCCTTCAATACTTTGTTGCCCACAAGAATGATTATAACTGCCGTTGACTCCATGTTGCGTTTGCCTCAATATCTAGAGCCCAATCCCGATATAAGCTCAATGGGCAATTCCTCCGCCGTTAACAAAGCCTGGTTCCAAGAACAGCTCGCGCGCATTGGTCTATCGCAGCGCCAGCTCGCCAAGCGCATTGACTTGGACCCTGCAGCCATCAGTTACATGTTCGCTGGCAAGCGAGCCATGTCTATGGACGAAGCCAAGGCCATTGCCGGTCAATTGCTCTTACCTGTCACCGAAGTCATGCGCCAGGCCGGCATCGAGGTCTTGGACGACGTGCGCAAAGTGCCGATTGCCGGCTACATCGGCCCAGGATCGATCGTCACCCTGCTGCCCAAAGGCACCCACGACACCGCCATCGCCCCGCCCGACGTGCCCTCGGGCTCGTTTGCCATCCAGGTGCGCATGGTCCAAACCACCTTCGACGGCTGGTTATACTTCGTCTCAGGCGTACAAGAGCCCCCAGACCAATCCATGGACCGACTCTGCTTGGTCGCCGTGGAAGACGGCCGGCTGCTGCAAGGCATCGTGCGCCGCGGCTACAAGCGCGAGCTCTACAACCTGGTGCTCTCACCTGATAGCGGCCCGGTACTGGAAAACCAGAAGATTGCCTGGGCCGCACGGGTCCTGTGGATTCAGCCGCTGTAACATATTGATAATTGGTGAATATTTTTCACGTATTGTTTTCGTTTGAGTGTTGAGATTTCCTCAACGTTGGGGCAGAATCTCAATCACTGGCACTGCGCCAGCAACTGAAACCAACTGGAGAACTGAACATGCTCGAACTCATTCACCACGACGGCGACATCTGGGCTGTTATCGGCCACGGCGTTGTCCGCGACGACGGCTTGCAGTACTGCCACCTCGCCAGCACCACCCGCTTCGTTCAACAGCGCAATGGCCAGCGCGCCGTACAGATCGCCGACTGGATCAATCCATCAGACATCGAGCTTGAATTTGCTAACTAACAGGAGAACTGACCATGTCACTCGCACTCGCAACCCAAACCACCACCACCATCGAAGAGCTGGTCGATCAATTCATCGGCGCCAAGGCAGCTGAAGCTGCTGCGACCAAGCGCCGCGTTGCCATCGAGGAGCAGATGATCGCGCTGCTTGGCAAGCGCGACGAAGGTGCTGAGACGCACGAGCTCGCCAACGGATTCAAGCTCACCATCACTGGCAAGCAAACCTACACCGCCGACATGGCTGCGCTGCAAGACATTTGCGCGAAGCTCCCGCAGGAATTTCGCCCCATTAAAACCAAGGTCGAGCTCGATCAGACCGGCGCCAAGTACCTGCGCGCCAACGAGCCGGCAATCTGGGCCAAGCTCGCCAAGGCAATTACCGTCAAGGCTGCCAAAACCAGCGTCGAGGTGAAAGCATGAGCGCGCACACACCGGGACCCTGGAAGGTCCGCGAGGACTACGCCGGAGCAATGTCTGTAGTGTCATACGATTCGTTCTTGGCGCGTGTCGGCCCCCCAAATACCGAACAGGCAGTAGGCAACGCTCAACTGATGGCCGCTGCGCCTGATCTGTTGAAAGCACTGGAAATGGTGATGAATGACGCCGCTCTCCTTCGAGTCAGATCTGACCTGTACACAATCGACGGCGGCACACTTGCAACAGTGGCTGCCGCCATCGCCAAAGCAACGTGGGACGAAACATGAACCGCTTGCAAGTCCTCACGATGGTGGTCTACGCAACTGCCATCGTCGTCGGCCTGCTGGATCTGCTGGTCTGGCGCCCTTAAACCTAGCTGAAAGCAAACCATGGCATTCAATCTGAACTCAATCAAACGCTCAACTGGCATCAAAGCCCCTCGCGTGATGATCTATGGACCACACGGCCTGGGCAAAACCACCTTCGGCGCCGGCGCACCGAACCCGATTTTCATCATCACCGAGGATGGCCTGGGCCGCCTCGAGGTCGATCACTTCCCCCTAGCCACGGCTTTTCAGGAAGTGCTTGATGCGATTGGCACACTGTATTCTGATGATCACAATTTCGGTACCGTCGTCATCGACTCGCTCGACTGGCTCGACAACCTCATCTGGTCTGACATTCACGCCACGCACCAGGAGAAAGATCTTGCCTACGGCAAGGGTGCGGTGATCGCCGCTGGCTACTGGCGCCAGATCTTAGAAGGCTTAAACGCGCTGCGTGACGAGCGCGGCATGGCCGTGGTCTTAATCGCCCACACCGAGATCAAACGCTTTGACTCGCCTGAGACGGAGCCCTATGACCGCTACCGCCCCAAGCTCCAGGAGCGCAGCAGCGCGCTGATTCAAGAGTGGTGCGACGCCGTGCTCTTTTGCAACTACCGCGTCATCACCAAAGAAACTGAGGTCGGCTTCAACAAGGAAGTGCGCCGCGGTGTGACCACCGGCGAGCGCCTGATGTACACGACCGAGAAACCCGCCTACCTGGCCAAGAACCGCTACGGCCTGCCCGATTCCCTCCCGCTGTCTTGGGAGAGCTTTGCAACATCCATCGCCAACTGAAAGGAAATTGAACCATGGCACAACTGAACTTCGATGCAAACAACGTCGAGCCCGCAGACACCTTTGATGTTCTGCCCAAGGGCAAGTATCTCTGCATGGCTGTCGCCTCTGAAATCAAGCCCACCAAGAACGGCACGGGCGAGTACCTGGAGATTACCTTCGAGGTGCTCGATGGCCAGGGCAAGAGTCGCAAGATCTGGGAGCGCTTGAACATTCGCAATGCCAACAAGAAGGCAGAAGAGATCAGCCAGCGCCAGCTGTCTGCTCTGTGCCGCGCAGTCGGCGTGCTGAACCTGCAAGACAGCAACCAGCTGCACAACCTGCCGGTGGTGCTTGACATCGACATCGAGCAGCGCGAAGGCTACGGCCCGCAAAACCGCGTCAAGGGTTACAGCCCTAGCAGCAACAGCGCGCCGGTACCAAGTAGCCCTGCCCTGCGCCAGTCGGCACCGGCCCCAACCCCGCAGGCAGCACCCGCTGCATCGGCGCCGCCCGTGTGGAAAACCAGAAAGGCCGCGGCCTAGTCAATCACGGGGGAAAGCGGATGCTGATGGCGCATGTAGGTAATGACCGGAGGGCAACCGTCCGGGGCCAAGGTGCAGCGAGTACCCCACCTTCAACTGAGAGCTGAACATGAGACTACCTGAACCTGTTCACACCCACACTACGGCAGACGCAATCGTGCAGTGGTGGGACAAGCAACCTGACGAGCCGCGCCCACACTTGGGCGCAAGTGAGATTGGCCGGCCGTGCGACCGCGCTATCTGGTACAGCTTCCGCTGGGCCACGAAGAAGAAATTCCCAGGCCGCATCAAGCGCCTGTTCGATCGCGGCAACCGTGAAGAAGAAGTCTTCATGCGCGAGCTCAAGGGGATCGGTGCCGAGGTTTATGACCGCGACCCGGTGACCGGCTTGCAGCACCGCTTTGAGGCGATCGATGGCCACTTCGGCGGCAGCTGTGACGGCGTCGCACGCAACCTGCCCGAGGCGCCTAAGAGCTGGTGCATTGTGGAATTCAAAACCCACGGCAACAAGTCATTCACCGACCTGGTGGCCAAGGGCGTTGAAGAATCCAAGCCCGAGCACTACGCACAGATGCAGGTCTACATGGGATTAGCTGAGCTCGAGCGCGCTTTGTACCTGGCGGTGAACAAAGACACCGACGAGCTGCACAGTGAATGGATCCACTTCGACAAGGCTGCATTCGCAGCGCTGCTTGAGCGTGCCGAGAAGATCATCCGCGCCGACGAGCCGCCGCCAGGCATCAGCACCGACCCGGCTTGGTGGCAGTGCAAGATGTGCGACCACCAGAATGTATGCCACGGCGAGTTTGCTGCGATAAAAAACTGCCGCACCTGCGTGCATGCAAGCCCAGCACACGACGCACTGTGGCATTGCGCAGCACACAAGCGCAACCTGTCCGTGGCCGAGCAGCGTATCGGCTGCCGGTCCCACTTGGTGCTGCCACCGCTGGTGGCTTATGCCGAGGCGATCGACGCGGGCCCTGACTTCATCAAGTACCAGCACAAAGACGACGGGACCATCTTTGCCAACTGCACCGAGGACGCAGACAAGAGCGAAGAAAACATGGGCACCGACATTGTGGCTTGCTTTGACAGCGCCGAGCTGCAGCACGTGCCGCGCTCACAACTGTCGGACAAATTTACTTTAGAGATCCGAGAAACTTTTGGCGCGCGCATGGTGGGTGGCGAGAAATTGGAGAGCGCATGACATCCGCAGAAAAACTTGTGTTGGTTTTTTACTCCATCGTCGCCGTGTGCTCGATTACCGCATTCGTCGTGGTGCTATCGATGGACCCCGCGCCGCGCAAGGTGCCCTGCTCGATCGCCGAGATCAGCCCAGATGTAACACCGGAGGAGCGCAAGCAATGCCGCATGATCAGGGGGCATAAGCTATGAGCGACTACGACAAAAACTTAGACAAGGCGGCGAAGGTATTGGGCGCGAACGTCATCAAGATGGTGTCGTTGATTTTGCACAAGCATGACGCTGCGATTATTGAGGCGAGCATGGAAGCGATTGAAGAGGCGCGGGCCGAGGAGCGCGAGGCGTGCGCGAAGGTGTGTTTAGATGTTATGAATAACTGGAAAAAGTCTGAAGATAACAGCGAGTACACGCGCCCTGATGGTTTGGACTGTGCAGATGCTATCCGCGCAAGGAGGCAAGGATGAGCGGAGATCACAACCAATACCAGAAGCCTGACAAACAATGCGACCGATGCGGCAAAGTCAACCCTGCTGATATACATACTTGCTCACCACAGGAAGCGGCATGGCCTCATAAATATGGATGCAGAGCAAATGCTTTTGGTAAGTGCGACATGGGATGCGTTTCCCCACCACAGCGCCAACCGGAGCCGGTGGGCTGGATATACGAGGATGACGAAGGCCGCATGATGTTTAGCCAGATGCCGCATCCTGATCCGTTGTGGGAGCCGGTCTACAGAATGAAGGCCAAGAATCATGACTGACCGCCCTGTTACCACCGACGAGCTCTGGTTTCGTGACCCGGCAATGGAGCCACCACCACGCGCAGCCAGCCTGCTGCTGTTAAATCCCGGCGGCGTGCTGATCGTGGGCAACTGGACCGATGACTGCCTGGGCTGGTGCCCAAAACCCAAGATCCCGGCCAGCATCAAGGCCAAGATGACTGCAGCACGCGAGCTGCAAAACACCCAGACAACGGACTGGAAATGAAAGCACGCCCCTATCAATCTGAAGCAATCGCCAGCATCTTTGACTGGTTTGCCGCAGGCCATGATGCACCGCTGGTGGTGCTGCCTACCGGTGCCGGCAAAAGTTTTGTGCTGGCCGAGTTTATCCGCCAGGCGATCACGTCCTACCCTGACACGCGCATCCTGGTCGTCACGCACGTCAAGGAACTGGTCGAGCAGGACGCCGCTGCGATCCGCCGGGTGTGGCCGCACGCAAGCGTCGGCATCTACTCTGCCGGCCTGGGCCTGCGCCAATTCAAACCGATCACGGTCGCCAGCATCCAGTCGATCTACAAGCGCGAATCCTTCTATGGCCGGTTCGATCTGATCATCGTCGACGAAGCGCACCTGATCCCGCACGCGAGCACCGGCATGTACCGCAAGCTGCTGGAGAAATCCGCCCAGGCAAACCCCGACGTGAAGCTAATCGGCCTAACAGCCACGCCCTACCGGCTGGATTCGGGCGTGCTGCACCAGGGCGAAGGCGCCATGTTTGACGGCATCAGCTATGAGGCGAACGTCGCTGACCTAATCACAGCAGGCTACCTGTGCCCGCTGACCGCGCAGCACGGTGCCAATGTGGATCTGTCCGGCGTGCGCATGGTTGGCGGCGAATTTAATCTCGGCCAGCTCGGCGAGCGCATGGCGGCCATGGAACTAGTCCAGCACCACGCCGACCTGATCATCGAGCGCTGCGCTAATCGCAATGCCTGGCTGATCTTCTGCGTCACCGTGCAGCACGCAAGTGCAATAAGTGCAGCGCTCAAGGTGCGCGGTATCCCGGCAGCCTACGTCTCCGGCGAGACGCCCAACGACGAGCGCGACCAGATCATCGGCGACTTCAAGGCCGGCCGCCTGCGCGCCCTGGTTAACTGCAACATACTGACCACGGGCTTTGATCACCCGGCGACCGACGCGGTCGTCATGCTGCGCCCGACCATGTCGCCAGGCTTGTACGTGCAGATGGTCGGCCGCGGCCTGCGCCTGCACGAGAGCAAGACCAACTGCCTGGTGCTCGACTTTGGCGGCAACGTGCGCCGGCACGGATTCATCGATGCGGTCGAGCCGCCACGCAAAGGCAAGAAGGTCGAGGCCCAGGAAGCGCCGGTCAAGGAATGCCCGGAGTGCCACCGCCTGGTGGCCATCAGCCTGCACGTGTGCGAGTGCGGCCATGAGTTTGAAATCGCCCCGCGCACAAACGAAAAGGAAGCGCACGTCGGCGTCATGCTGGCTGCCCAGGTAGCGCCCACTGAGCTCGACGTGATGCGCGTCTATTACGGCCGGCACATAGGCAAGTCAGGCGTGCCGACCCTGCGCGTGGATTACCAGTGCGGCCTGCGCACCGTCACCGAATACGTGTGCATCGAGCACACCGGCTATGCGCGCACGAAGGCAATCGCCTGGTGGGGTCAGCGCTCAGAGAATCCTTTTGAGCAAGCGCCAAGTACCGTTGACCAGGCAGTGCTTGAGGCAGCCTATCTGCGCAAGCCCGCCCGCCTGCTGGTGTCATTTGCCAGCAAGTACCCAGAGATCAAACGGCATATGTTTGCGCCGGATGATGCGGTTATGTCAACCTGATGGCCTAATTACAATACCGAGCTATTATGCGAACGCTGATCAAGCTGACGTTTTATGTATGGCTGGCAATCACGGCCGTGCTGGCGTGGACCATGGACTGGCAGGTGCCGTCCGGGCAAATCGCGCTGGTGGGCTTATGTGCGCTGTCTTTTATAGGTGGCGTGTGTGGCGTCTTATTCACCATTCACGGCACGCTTTACGAGGAGTGATCATGAATCAACCTGCAGTCAACGATGCAAACAAACCGCTGCGCTTTATCGACACTGGCAAAGTCAAAATTGGCGTGCATTACGTGCCACGCCCAAAAGCAGAAACGTATTGGGATACCGAAACGCTGCAGCGCAGTCTGCTACCGCAGGCACTAGGGCCACTCAACCCGATGGGATGGCCGACGCCACGCAAGATCCTGCGCTGGTTGCTCACGTGATGCCGTCCCCACCCGTTACCCGCAACGCCATTCTGGCGCTGCTAGAAGAGCAAGGGCCATTGCATGCGGCAGCAATCGCCGAGCACCTGGGCAAAAGCGTGCGCACCGTGCGCAGCGCAATCCGCTTGATGCACAAGCTGCGCTTAATTCACATCAGTGGATGGCACCGCAATTTGGGAGTTCGCGGAGATTGGGCTGCGATCTACGCGCAGGGCAATGGCCCGGACCGTAAGCCGCCACAGGTCGATGCCCACAAGCAGGCCAATGAACGCTACCGGGAAAAGTACCGCGAGGTTTTGCGCCGGCGCATGAGCGCTAGGCGAGGCAAGCCAGTAAACCCATGGCTTGCAATTTTGCAGATTTTTTAAAGGAGACAACAATGAGCAGACATTTTTTGAACAACTCTACAGAAGAAGAGCTGCGCAAAAATGCCGAGCGAGTAGCGCGCAAGCAGTGGCAAGGCCAGGTCGCCACACCCCGCACGTTCATTAAGACTGGAACTTACACCGGAGCAGAGCTGCAAGCGCGCTGGCGCAAAACCATTTGGGACGATGTGCCTAGCTTGCTGGGCGGCCAACGTCGGGTCAAATGTTTCTGACAAAAGACGAGCTGCGCCAATTGACTGGCGTGGCACGCAAGGCTGGCCAGATTGTGCAGTTGCGCAAGATGGGGATTGCGTTCTACATTAACGCAATAGGCGAACCCATTGTTGCAAAAGCAACGATAGAAATGGGAGTTGCCAAACATGACAACGTCAAACCGTGGAGTCCTAGAGTCCTTGGGTCGTAAGCGCACAACTAACCTGAACCTCCCGCTGCACATGAAGGCGCGCAAGCGCTCCAGCGGGACGTACTTCTATTACTTCAACGGCACAAAAGAGTTGCCGCTGGGTAAGGACTACGTTGCTGCAGTCGCCAAATGGGCAGAGCTTGAGAGTGGCAATGCCAAAGCGCTGGTTCCGAAGATCACCTTTCGCTTTATTGCCGAGAAGTATTTTCAGTCCGAATCGTACAAAGCCAAAGCGCCGCGCACGCAGAAAGATTACTTGCGCGATGTCGCCAAGCTGTACGAATACTTCGACAACCCGCCTGCGCCGGTCGATGAGATCGAGCCGCATCACATTGCGCTCTATCGTGATTGGCGCAAAAGCACACACTCTACGCAAGAGCTTGGCTGCTTCTCTGCTATCTGGGCAAACGCCAAAGAGAAGGGCTACACCAAACTACCCAACCCGGCATCAGGCATCAAGCGCAACCGTGGCGCTGGCCGAGATGTGTACGTCGACGACGAGCTGTTCTATCGCGTCTATGAAAAGGCAGACCAGCCTACCCGCGACGCAATGGACTTGGCCTGGCTGGCCGGTCAGCGACCCGGCGACAGCCTGCGCTTTAAGGAAACCGACATCCGCGAGGGGGCGCTCTGGGTACACCAGGGCAAGACCAGCGCGAGAGTGCGAATCGAAATCACCGGCAGGCTGGCCGAGGTGATCGAACGGATCAAGGCACGCAAGGCCGCCACGCCAGGCATCAGATCGCTTGCGCTGGTCGTCAACGAACGCGGCCTGGCTCTGAGTGCCTCGGCCCTAGACAATCGCTTTGAGGCCGCCAGGCGGGCTGCTGGGGTGGAGTTGAACAGCTTCCAGTTCCGCGACCTGCGCGCCAAGGCAGCCACCGAAACGGAAGAGCAGATCGGAATGGAAGCCGCGCAGAATCTTTTAGGTCACAAGAGTTCCGGCATGACTGCCCATTATGTACGCAACAGAAAGGGTAAACTGGTCAAGCCGACTCGCTAATTTTTGTTCCCCAAAAATTTGCGTAGCCCCGAGAAAATCACTTTTTTTACGGTGGTTTTGGGGAACAAAAATAGGGTTAAGTGTTTGATTTTAATGACATTGCCGGTGGACTGTTAATCCGCAGGTCCCTGGTTCGAGTCCAGGTCGGGGAGCCAATAAATTCAATGACTTAGGCTACTTTTTCAAGTAGCGCTCTGTTCCCCAAAACAGGGTTTGTTCCCCAAAAAAGACCCCGGCACTCAGGCCGGGGTGAAACCTGCGCAAGGCTAAGTTGGCGGATGGAGGGGTCCGCGCCAAGGCAGGCGTTGCCGTCAGTTGCTATCCATCATCATCTTGATCACGGTGTCGTATTGGTCGCGGCACTGCTTGAGGAGGGCTCGGGTTTCGTCTCCTCGGGCAGCTTCCCTTGCAAGAAACTCTCCATCCGGGCGGTAAAGTTTTTCTCCAGTACATCCGGTGGCAGCGGGTCTAACCTCGGCGGTACTGGACACGGCACTGGCTTCGGTGGTGGGGCGGTTCGGACGCTCCCGCAAGCTGTTAGACAAAGCGGTAGCACGAGCATTAAGATTCCTGATCTCACGATCCTTCTCCTGTCTTAGATGGTCAGCACGAGACTGCAAGGATTGTTCTTTCTGACGGGCAGCAGCCTGTGCCGCAGCATACTCAGCCTCCTGTGCTGCCCTCTCCTTGTCCCACTTCTGCTGGACTTCAGCCACGCCCATCTCATGCCCTTGGTATAGGCCAGCACCACCAGCAGCAGCAACCGCCAGCACAAAACCAAGGATCAGCCACGGGTTCATTTCTGCCCCGGTACTTTCTTGCCTTCCAATTTCTTATGGACTTTGATGGTCTTACAAACAGGAACTTCCTTGCCCTGCTTGTTACGCTCCATGTGGCACACCTTCTTGATCTCGCCGCCGGCAAAGGCAAGTCCAGGCAACAGGCACAGCATGACAAATAGTTTCTTCATGGTCAGATCTCCGGTTCGTGGGCGGGGGGTGGTGCCGGCTTGCCGGCATATCCTGTAGTAGGTGCGAGCTGGGCGACGGGCTCGCCGGTGAACACCGGTGCGGGCGGCGTCGCGCGCGTGGCCACGGGCGCAGGCGCGACCGGCTGCTCGGGCGCAATGGCCGCCGGCTTGGCCGCTTGAGCAGACTGGTCCTTAAACCCTGCCATGGTGGTTTTCATGGCATCCATTTGGCCCTGGTCGGTACCGTTCAACATGATCCCGGACAAGATCCCGCACAGAAACGATGCCACCGGAATGATCACCTCGAAAAACTTCTGATCAATCGGACTGATCGCCTTCAAGGGCTGCGTCACAAAGATGACGCTGTAGAGAATCGTGAAGATGATGCCCATCAAGGTCAGCGTCAGGCAGATGCCGATGATGAACTTCAGGCGCGCCATCAGCTCATCCGTGCTGTACCGACAGTTCGGATCAAAAAAACTTGCAGCCACTTTATCTAGCACACTCATTCTTGCCCTCCTTCTTGACTTCGGGTTCCATGTTCTTCTGCCCGTTGAACACATGCTCCGGGCATTCCTGATTGACTTCGCACACGGGCTTCTGGCAGCGCGCGGTTTCCCAGTTGGCCGGGTCTTGGCACGGGTAGCGGTAGTACTGCTCACACCCGGCCAGCAGCAGCACGATCAAAAGCGCGCGCATCAGTGCGCCCCCATCACATGCAGTGCGTGCTCGTAGTGCTTCTGCCGATCTTCGAGCCCGATGTAGCCGCCGTTGATCGCTTTGGTCAGACCCTTGATGTCGCCGGCATCGGCGTAGCGGTTCAGGTTGTTGGTTTCCCAGTACCAGCAGGCCGACTGCGCGGCACCCTCAAAGGTCGCCAGGTACTCGGGCACGTCGTTGATGTCCATCTCCAGCGAATCGGCAAAGGCCTGGTAGTTGGTGCGGCCGGTGAGCTGGATCAGGCCGCGACCACAAAAGCGCCAGCCATCTCCGCTGGCCTCATCGCCATTGCCCATGCGATTGGCATAGGCACGGTTGGCAATGTGCATCTGCTTGTTGAGCCTAGAACAATACTCTGCGGCAATCGCATCACTTTGGAAGTACTTGTTGAAGATCCGGCGCAGCGTCGCGGGCTTGTAGTTGAGGTTCTCTTTGAGCACCATGAACCCGCCGCTCTCGTGCGCGCACTGCGCCACGAAGGCCGCGACACGCTTGGGTGTGTTGATGTCGTAGTCAGGGAACAGCTTGCTTAGTGCGCTGTGCCAGTTGGCAACGTAGGGATTCTTGGGCAGCATCTGCCGCAGTTGTTGCTCGGTCAACATTACTCACCTCTCATTCGCTCGTTGATAATCTGCTTGCGCAGCTCGCGCAGTTTTCTGGCCTCATAGACCGCCGCATTCATAGCATTGTTCATGTCCATGTACATGATGCCTAGCAGCGGTATGACAATAACAAACGTCAAAGCCATAACTAATACACATAGTACGAGAGCGAACGATACGTCTGACTCTCCCGAATTAGAAGAAGCACGGCGAGGAGCCACACTACGACGAAAAGGATTGCGCCAAACCATGTTGCATATTCCTTCCGCTTCCTCAGTAACCTACGTCTGTTCAATCTTTCCTGCTGCAAACGTGATGTCTCACGCTTGTGTGCCTCGTCCTGCTCGACAATGATCTGCTTCCACATCTTCTCGTACTTCGTCCACAAGTCACCCAACTCAGGCGGCGCTTTGTAGACCATCGTCTCACGCAGCTCAACGATCATGGCATCCAGCCTTGCCCTGATGATTACCCGGTTCAGCGCACGTTTACCTATTGAATCGCTACCTGTGTAAACCTCTTTTGCTTCTGCTTCCTGCTGAATGAATGCTTTGCCAATAGCATCGTAAGCATCCATCAATCCACCAAGGTCATTACCGATCCGCAAGAACACATCGTTCGGATCAGCCTTGGCAATCTCTTGTACCCTTGCAACCTCCTCGTTGTACTGAATCTTTTGCGCGTTACTCGGATTCGGTATCTTCCCGAACTGCGACTTCAGGTCATCCAGTACATCCTTAACCTCACCCGCTGCGCCCTTGATGTCCTTGTATAACTGGCATCCTTTCTTGACGGCAGCAACAGCAGCATTGGCAGCAGCAAGTAGGGTTAGTGGGTCCACATATTAGAACAGGTGCAACTGCTTTTTCATTGCAATGATCTCGTCGCGCAAGGCATCGTTCGCTTCCTCGCACTTACGGTTCTGCTCCTCAACATTAGCCAATCTCTCTGACAGGCGTGTGACTTCCTCACGCAGAGTAGTTATGACCTGCTGCCATGCAGCGTCAGTAACATCAGCGGCCTTGTTGCTGCGGCTGTCAGCCATGATCTTTTGGTACATACCGTAAGCACCAGCGCCAGCAGCAGCGATACCTACACCGAGATTAGTCAGCCAATCATTCACTTGGCACCTCTGGCTCTGTATCTGGTTCAGCAGGAGCGATGACAACAGGCTCCGGGTCAGGCACCTCAGTGATACCGATGGCATTCTTCTCGTGGATCGTGGTAAGCCGCAGCCAGTTGGCCGGGAAGGATGTGCCATCCTCCGTTTTAAATGGGGTGTCCAAAGGCAAGGGGACTCCGTTGAGTAGAAACATTATTGCACCTCGTAAGTGTTGTGTTTTCTCATGTTCTCTTTTGCTGGCAAATATTGAAGGTTGTTCTCTACATGAAACCCACAAACATATTTGCCACGCAAAGGAACAATATGGTCAACGTGATAACCTTCAGGACGATTGACATAAATTTCACGAATCTTATTCATGTCTGCCCATTTTGGTCTCTGCCTTATTTCAGCAATTTCACGCAGCCTACTTTGAAACCTTGCATACCCTTTAGTTCGTGATTGCCCATGCTTTAAATTTTCTCGTCCTTGCTTTGGCGCTGTCACTTCTGATCGGTAACATCCGCATGAGCGAGTGTGTTCTGTGCGTAGTTTCTTGCCATCGACAACGATAAAGTTTCCGCAGTCGCAAGCACACCGCCATGCAGCGCGAGTGCCAGAGTTCTCGACGCGAGCGATGACGGTAAGCCGTGTGAAGCGTCTGCCAATCATGTCAATTAACTTACCCATGTCATCGAGCCAAGCTGTTCTTGAATGGACTGGAAGCAAACGCAGCGTACACATATGTTGATCCAGACCCGTTAAATTGTGAGTTGCTGGTTCGCAGTTTGAATCCGTTTGAAAGACAGTCGATAGCAGTAAACGTTGTTTCTGCGTCACTTACATCTGGACGCAAATACAAATCCATGACGTTGTATGTGTTTCGCACTGTGTCATAGACATACCACCCTGTGCCAGCCGCAGAAGAACACTTAATCAGCACCCACCGTGGCAAGAATCCTGTAAAAATCATAGGCCCATCCGCTGACCCGTTACCCGTGTAGCTGCCGAACTTACTAAAGCCTGCGACTTCGGAGAAGGCATAGCAGACCATCGTCTGCGTGTTTGCATTTGTGTTTGCCCAAGTGCCAAGCGTAATATCAGACGAGTTAGGCAAAGTGCTGTTCATAAACGTGGACAGCGATGCTTTTGCGTTAGTCAAATTTAAATAGACATACTCGTTTACAGCAAATGACTTGTGCCACACAGGCCAGTTGTCTGCTGCATTGCGAGGCTTAAAAATCATCATGCTCGGCGCAACACCCAGCGAGTGCGCCACCGTCCTGTTCGCACCAGTGCCGGTATACGTCACAATGTCGAAGCCCTGCGTTGCGCCTTCTTTCCACTGCCAGCCGACAGCAGCCACGCCGTTGTTGTTATAGCCACTTGCAGAACCTAGCGCAAAACCGTTTGCATTGAATGCGGTGACTCCATTCGTATCTGTGGTTTCTGCATTTGTAAGATTGGAGTACAGAGCCTTCGTTGCGCCACGAACTGCATCGACAAGATTGTGGCCGGCAGATAGACCGCGCATCTTTGTCCACACAAGATCAGGCTGAAAGCCGCCAGCATTAACGATGCTTTGTGTCGAGCCATTACCCGTATAGGTCGTCGCATCAAAATACTGATTGCCCTTCAGGATGGTCGGCGTTGGCAGGTTCAGCGTGTTCAGTGCTTTGAAGCCTGTTGGTGGTGTGTAGGTGAAGGGGCGCTGGCCGAAGTTCCAATTTACGCTGTTGCTGTACACATTAGAAAATGGGAACAGACCAACCATTGATGTTGTTGATGTCGCGTTTGCGCCAGTAGCAGGGTCACCGTTTGCTGTGTATGTTGAGTTATACCAA